CTAGCGATTCGATTGCGTAACGTCTGATTATTTGGCCTTTAACGTAATTCTTACCATCAGACCAAGCGCCAGAAGTAGAATCAAATCGAATTACTACTGGATTATTTATCACTTACTCTCCCGTTCTGTAATCCTTAAATGGATTTACGGGATAAATGTATTTAATTAAATGGATTTATACAAGTAAGAGTTCGGAGTGTCGCAAGTCCAAGAATCCACAGAGCTTCTGAACCTTCTCGCCATTCGGGTAATCAGTCTTGGCTGGAAGGGCCTTTAATTGCCACTCAGGCTCGTTTATAGCCCCTAAATCGAACTGATAGACCCCTTGTGGGGTGGAGTTGATATAGAGGGTTCTGGCGCCCGTTCTAGCCCTTATTTCGGCGAGATAATCCCACTTCTTCTTTTCAATCAAGAGGCTGGGGTAATGCGTGCGGCGGCACTTCATCTCGATATAAGCATCGTTGGTAATGCCGTCGTGCCGGTCGGTCGGTGAGACTGGCGTTAAGTCCGGATAAACCGACTTAAGCGCCTCAAAGAGTTCCACCTCGCGAAGGTAAATTAGTCGTCCTCTTCCCAATCATCGAGCGGATTCTTTATGGGGTCGCTCGGATCAACAATCCAATCAGGATAAGAGTTTCTATCCATCGCAAAGGCCAGAGCTGTACCTTCGTCCATTCCGGCTTTACGGCAAGCGTCATAAACTTCTTTGGCAGCAATAGCCCAGAAATCCAGCTTAGTAAGGATTGGCTCCTTCGTCGTTTTGCGACGTTTTGCCACCTTCTTCGCTGGTTTCTTAGCGCGTTTTCTTGTTGCCACTTCTAGCCACCTTTGCTGAGAGGGCTAATTCTAACTGAGACTCCATCTTGTCAAGGCGCGACACAATGGGCAGATTCTCAAGTTTTATGATGTATCTCAGTCCGGCAATGAGAAGGCCGATAGACCCAAGCACAGAGGCAAGGGTCGCAGCGAACTCAGAGACTTGCATTATTTAATTTTGCCGTAACGCTCGTAATTTGGGTTAAGCCAGTTGATGATACTAGGCAAGACTGATACTAGCGCCGCATTTGCAATTGCGTCGAGATCCCAGCCCACCGCTAGGTATGTCGCTAGAGCCGTCGCGAGGAATGTTTTCCCCCAGCTTTCCGCCATCAGTTTGAATTCTTTCATTTCTATCTCCTTCAAGGTCAAACCAGCTGCCATCTTTGTCTCCCAAAGTTGTAAAGCTAATATGGAAATGCGACCGGTGAGGGTTAGCACCCCTGTATTTCCTACGCTTCCAATTCATAATCGGACTCATAATTTTGCCGTCGTAAATAATGTATTTGATTCGCTTATCGCCTCGCTTGGCGCACTTTCGAATTTTCTCAACTAGGGCGTAAGCCTCTTCTTTGTGTGCATTGAGATCAGCATCAATATCAAGAGCGCGCACTATTCCATCTTGCGGTATATGGTCTGAATTGCCTTTTGCCAAATGACGAGCATCAGCAATCCAGCCGTCAGACCTACGATCGCGGTCAGGAAAGTCATCATCTATCTGCTCCCTTAATTGCTGACCTGCTTTGCAAAGTTTAGGCATTAGCCGAGCAGTAACTTGGCTTCTTCTTCGGTGATACCAAGTTTATCTAACAAAGCTTGCCGCGCTTGTTGTTTAGCCGCTTCAGCTGCTTGTTCTTCAGCTCTGAAAGCAGTCATTCGAGCAATATCGGCTAATTCCTCAGCGTTTGCCAAGCGACGTGTGCCGTTATCATCTACCCAAAATTCATCTTTAGCCATCATCACACCTTCAATCCATATACCCATTGTTCGCCAGTAATTGTTTCAGAACCGCCAGATAAAAACTTATATCCGTCAAATGATGTTGTTCCAGTATGTCCAAAAACAGAGTGATAAATTGAATTTCCTTCAGCAGAATCAAATCCGATTCCAGTTGTGCGAGTAGATGCAAAAGGATTAACCACAGTAATTTCAATGAAAGAATCATTCCCTTCAATGGGAAAAGTGCTGATTTCTGCGGTGTTTGAAGGACGAGCTGCGATAACTGTCGTTGAATACGCGGATAATCTTTGGGCGACGTAATTCGTGGTTGTATCAGTTCCCCCAGAACGGAATCGTAAAGACCAGACTAAACCAGAGCTGGACGTGCCGCGAATATAAATTTTGTAAATGTCATAAGTCGCACTAAATACGCTGTCGCGGCTGAAACTTGTAACGGCGCTGAAAGTAGTGTTATCAATTAGTTTGAAATCTCCACTTGCAGGAGTCGCCCAGCTTGGAATTCCTGCAGCAACAGTTAATACTTGTCCTGTTGACCCAATCCCTAAACGCGCTGGAGTTGATGCAGCAGATGCGTAAATTGTGTCGCCAGTTGTGGTGAGTAAAGCATTTTGAATCGCGTTTGAATCGTCTTGAGCAACCCAAGTAAAATCTAAATCCGTATTCGAGGCCTTGGCTAACACCTGTCCAGTTGTGCCGCCTTTGAGATCAACGAAAGAAGTATCTATCGAATTGCCCAAAGTGCGCATAGCCAAAGCGCCATCTTTGACAAGATCCGTATCGTCAGGGGTTTCCCACCCGAAGTTTGTTGTTGTTGCCATTAGCTGATTACTCCTATCGCGTCTTGCCATTCTAGCGTATTAAGTATCGTATTCCACGTTTCTGCCGCGTTCACCTGATCCCAATTCTGCGCTACTGCGCTGAACTCAGTCGGTGATGCGGTGAAAGTCAATGAGAGGCCATTAAGGGTGCTAGTCCAAGTCCAGCCCTCGATATATCCGGTGAACTCGCCGCCGTAGATATTGATGGGCAGATTGGTTATTTTGACCGGCTGGCCCATAAATACATTTATCAAGGCATCTCGGTCGGCGTCAGTCATTTCGGGATTTTGGAGCGGAAAGGTTATTGAATCGAATAATGGGCGAGGATAGGCGCGAAGGGCAATCTGGCGATCTACGATTGTTTGAGCGTCTGTGGCATCGTGAACGAGCGAATTTTCTTGGACTGAGTAAAGGCCATAAAGGTCAATTGAATCTTGGTCTAAAGCCGTTTTTGAGCTGTTGAAATTATTGCCATAGTTGATTTGATAGTCATTGATAATTTTGCCCGAGCGGATGGATTGCTTAATGCCAGCCGCGAAAGCCTCGCGAGCGTCCAATTCCGTGTATCCGTTAGCGAGTAGGTATGTCTGCCGATGAGCTGCATCGGCGTAGCCAATTTCCCCATTGGCGTTCTCATAAACATAGCCAAGAGCTGAATTGGCGATTTGGGTGACGATTGAATAGTAATCAATTGGGCTGGCTGAACGCTGAACCATTTCATACTGTCCGGGTCTATCAATGTCGCCAAGCCCTACGTCGCCAGCATTGGCCCACGTCGTTGTTGGATCATAACTGCTCCATTGTTGCGCTGGGCTGACTTCATTCCAAGAGGCAAGCAGCAAGGAACTAAGAATTGTAAAGATTTGATCTCCGTCATCGTCTTGCGCAAGGCTAGAAGTCCAGATGGCTTTGGAAAGTTTAGATAATGCGCCTAGAGCAAAAATCTGGATTTGAGTTACATAAGCCACTTCACCAGCGGTTCTCACACTTGTTGTCACATCGCTAATTCGTCCACCGAATAGGCTAACCCAGTTGCCGCTCGTATCTTTGACCTCGAGGGTTACGCCAGTATTAACGCTCCAATCATAAAACGCGTTGGTTGCGTTAATGAGCTGCAAATTGCAATAACCGGCTTGGGCTTGGGTATTAACGTCGGTGCGTCCAGAAGTAGCGGTAAAGCCGACAAGGGTTAAATCTGTGGCATCTGTGCCGTTAATTAAAACGCGATACTCGGGCGTCCAAGCTGTCATAACTCTTGTCTAATTCCAAACAACTGGCTTCCGCCACCAGTTCCGCGAGAGTTTGAATTGTTGAGAGCTGAGACAACTGCTCGAGTAAAACCTTCTTCATCAATTGCGCTCGGAGCATTGACGTTAATCGTTACGCCAGCCATTGAGCGTTCTTCGCCCATTCTAAAGGATCCGGGATTGAAATTGCTTCCAACGCTAATTGCAGTAGATGAGCCAATTGGAACGCTTGGAGTGGTTGTTACCTTTGGCGCTGAAGTTACTGGGGTTACAACTGTCGTTCTAGGAGTTGTTGGGGTTACGTTACCCGAACCGCTTGATGGTGGAATGATTGATGCGCCGCCAAATGGAAGGCTGGCAGTTGGAATACTTCCGGTCATAGCAGCTGTGCTAGAAGTTCCAATTGAAGGAATCGTGGAGATGTTAGGCAAGATTGGAATGGCATTGTAAGCGCGGATAATCTTGTTGACTGCGTCAATGGCGTCGTTAGCCAATTCTTTGATTTTGCTTGTTACTGTGCCAACTACGTTAATAATTCCGGCAATTGTGGCTCCGACTGATTTGATTGCGCCCACTAAAGCCGTCTCGAAAATGGGGACGAGATAGGTTTTGATGAAAGACCACAAATCGCGCAGAGCTGCTTCGTTATTCTTAAATGCTTCAACGATTGGATCAATAGCTGCTCGTTTTGCCTCTTGAAATTTAGGAATGAGAACGTTCACAACATAATCGAGAAGTCTTTGAATGACTGGCAATAGTTGAGCGCCAATTGCTTCTTTGGCCTCATCAAAGCCCACTCGCAATCTAGCAATCTGACCTTCAAAAGTATTGGCTTGTGTAGCAGCTGCACCGCCAAAGGTTTGACCTA